CATCATCGTCGGTTTGCTGAATCTGTGCCGATCCAAACAGCAACTCTTTTAAAGCTGCAACGTCAGAGCAGTTGTCAATCTCGGTCTGGCGCGTATTGCAGGCTGTACGCACTGCAGCTCGATAGGTCTTCCACGCAGACGGAATATTGGTGCCGGTTTCCTTGGCCTTGATAATGCGCCAATCAGAAGGGGCAAGCAAACTGGCGGCAATCTCGTTCTGCTTTGCCTTCCACTGTGTCTTCAGGCCGGTTGTGGTGTTGCCATCGTCGTCAGTGGCATCATCAAGCTGCTTAGGGTTATTAACGCCCCAGTAAAACCGCTGGTCATAAACGTCAGCGGCAGGCGTAGTGACCTCTACGAGGCCGACAGCTTGCTTTTCAGCCGCGCTTGTTAGACGCAGCCAGTTGGCTGGATATTGAACACCTGTGTCAGGGTGGGTCCAGGGGCGATCGTATTTAATTGTCTTGCCACTGACTGTGAACATGGCCGCGTTGGCGATGGTGTGAGTTTAACGAGCAAGCCCGCCATTGCTAGAAAATGGATTTTCCGCGAATGCGACGTAAATGATCTTATCTGTATTTTTATTCCACTGCTCGCTAACAGCAGTAAGTTTAAAACCGTTTGAAAGTATGTCGACAATAGCAAAAGTTGCTTCTGCGTTAGAAGCGTTGGCAATCAGGTGCTCAGTAGCAGAGTTGTCCGGGCTTCTTTCAGTGTCATGTATGTACCAACCCCAAGTAGAATCTATGTTCTTAAACATGATCCATCTGGGTCTGAACGATAGGCTTACGAAGGGGCCGTCGGCGAGATTGTTAGAGGTGTAGACCCCGAAGGCACTAAATTGATCGACAGGTGCAAAGCAGTAGGCGATGTGATCGTTATTGCCTCTATTGACGGAAGCAGATGATCCCAGCGTAAAAACTGAAGAGGTTGGCGCAATATTACTCCACTTGTCACTAGAACTGTTTGCACCTCTACTGTCAGTTTTGTTAAGGGAAAGATAATAATTTTCAGGCGCTGTTGCGTCAGTTCCTACATGATAAACACTCCAATCTTGGCTATCCTCTCGATTTTTGACAATGATAAATTCTGGTTTAGCATTCAAGCCGTGCCCGACCGTTGCTGTAGAAGAGCCAACTGCTTGACCGTGCCCATTTCCTGTGTAAGAAACAATACTGAACCCAGCAGTTTGATTTGCTCTGACACTAGAAGTGATGCTGCCGTCAGTGTTGCTGGCCGTTGACGATCCGGCGTCCCAGGCCCAGCCACAAGTTGTAGTACCGGAAGCATTTACATCCCCGCCAGTTCCTAACCTAAACCCGTCTGTATTAAATGCTTTCAATTCATTTGCATCAGTAACTTCTGCATCAGTTACGTTTGAACGCAAAGCCTTTGTCGCTCCACGCACAATATCAAACAGATGATTGTCTCCTGTGCTGCCCCTTTCTTTTATCCACACCAAGTCTGGACTAAAGCCATAACCTGTTATGTCTCTATTGTCTGTGGCGTTTCCAGTCCATAGTTGAATGTCAAAGTAATCCGAACCATCGGCAATCGTTGGATCCGGCAGATTCGTTGAGCAGAGGCTGAGATACGTTGCCGCCGGCCTATTGGTTCCGGCATTGGTGTACTTAAACGGGCGTTGCCCGAAGTTTGCAGAAACAAGTTGCGCTGTACTTGTTCCGTTAGCGCTAGTGAATGGTTTATAACTAGCAAGAGTCATGCCAGTGACTGCCACACCTTGTGAAGTCCCGTTTTTGTAAAACGTCAAGCTGCCATTGTCAGCGTCAAGCGCAATCCCAAGGACATCGCCAGTGGTATAAGTCGCTCCATAGTTTGATGGGGTCGTGCCAACAGTTTTACGCGCATCACTCAAATAAGCACCAATATCCGCAAAAACCCAAGCCCCACTTGACTTAGATCCATCAATAACACCAATGTATTCAGTGTCACTGCTTTCTTGAGTAAGAGTAATCTCCCAATACCATTTGCCAGAAGAAACGGCAATAGTGCCAACAGCATACGGCACAGCTGTGCTGTTAGTAAAACGAATAGAACTATCTAGGTTTCCGTTAGAGAATGAAGTTGTAGCGAACGTTGGATAAACGGGATTCCAAGTGCAATAGTTCCCGCCATTGTTACCGGACGATGCTGTGTTGTTCGTCGGCGTGTCGATCAGGCTGTCATTTGCAGATGTTGAATCAGTAACCTCAGTCGCAGAAGCATCGCCATTGGCAGTAATTGTTCCAGGTGCGACAGTCGCCGCAGTAGCAGATGAGTTTGACTGGCAACAGAGCAATTTTGTGTTAGTAATGTTGCTCAAGGGAGCATCGGGCCGTGTAAAAGCAGAGGTATAGACTGCAGTCCCTTTCACAACGCGCAAATTGGATATAAAGCCATTAAACGGATGGCTGGTCCCTTGAGCGCCAATCCTAAAGTCATCAGAAGAATCGGAGACAGTCCCTGCGCTGCCAGACGAACCACTTGCAACGCCGTCAACATAGAATTGCCCTGTTCCGCTGTTATTTACAAGAGCAATGTGATGCCACTTATTGAGAGAAATAGAGTTTGTTGCTGAATTTAATTGAACTGAACCGTTGTAGTTAAACCACTCTAAATTATTATTTGTTCCTGCGTAGGACAGATAGTAATTGTTGCCTGATGAAGCTTGTGCAACAATCGTGTTGTATGTATCGTCAGTTGATACATAGATATAAGCTTCAATAGTGAAAGTATTTCCTAGCTCCCAGTCTGCACTATCGGCCAAGCTTAAATAATCACCCGTTCCATCAAAGGCAACGCCAGGAAGAGCTATGGGGTTTTCAACGGAGATATTGCTGGCACTAAAATGGTTATCATTTCCGCTGCTGTCTTCTGCGACAGTTGTTGTACTTGTGCTGTCACTGAAATCTAAGTGATACCCGTTTGTCCCAAATGTTCCTTCATATTCTTTCGGCTGCCAAGAATTATTTTCGTCGTATTCAGCAAAGTCAGTCGGGTCAAGAGCTTGACCGTCAATCATGTGTATGTCTGCATACATAGCATCTGCATAATGATGCTGTCCGCCGGAAGTGTTTGCGGTGCGGCCAATATATTGAACCTTGCTCTGCTGATTGAAGCCAGTAAAAGAAAAATTTTGCGTGAGTGCTGGGGAAGCAGTAGTGCTTACCTGAACACCATTAACGTAAATTTTAACTCTATCTGCAGCTGTCGCTAAAGTTGTGTCTATCGAAAATACGTAGTGATACCAAGCGGAAGGATCCCTAAAAACGGCACTCGTCGTGTAAGCTCCGTCTACATATTCATCGAAAAATACAACCAAAGTGCCATCATTTCTATGCTCAATTGATTCAGAGCCGCCCGCAGAGCTTGCCGAAAGGATTGGGGTTTTGTCTGCAGCGTTTGCACCCTTGACCCAAACTGAATACGTCAGCTTAGTGTTACCAGAGCTTGCAGACGACGGAGTTAATCCTAAAAAACTTGTGTCAGCATCGTTAAAGCGAAGCGATCTAGCGATCTCATAGCCCGCCACAGCGCTGCCAGACGCGCCAGCCAAAACGTTAGACCCAATGACGCTCATGAGTATGCAGCGGTGAAGACAGCGTGAATGGAAGTTGAAGACCGCACGATGTAATCAATACGATCAACGGATGACGCAGCAGTTGAAAGCGTCGGCGCAGTACCGCCAGCAAAGTCCCACTGCGATCCGTAAGTCAACAAACGCGACCCGGTCGCATCTTGACCGATAAAAATTGACCCGCTTTGTCCTGCTGTCAGGTTTGACGGATTAGCCAACGTGCATGACGACGTGTTGGCCAGAGTTAGTGCAAAATTGTTTGCCGTGGCAAAGTCCAGCGTTTTTGTTGTGTCACTAGCCGCAACACTGATGGCTGAGATTGCGCCACGTTGTGCAGCTGTAAATGTCTGCGCTGTCTCTAGGCCAGGCTGCTCAATCAGCGATGACCCTTCTTTCACATAGATCTTGTTTTGATCAGTTGCGTAGCAAACCTCTCCCTCTTGCAGGTCAGAAATGCTGCTGTTGAGGTTGCTGTAGGTGCCGCGAGCCACACGGACAGGCGTTCTGGTTGAAGGTGTTGGCATTAGTTGAACGAGCCTCCGTCAATAGCGGTGGAAGTAGCAGCAACAGAACCGCCAGTGGCGAAGTTTCCTCCGTCCACAATAACTACGGCATCAACCCAAGCCACCACACCTGATGCGCCACCACTAGAAAGAAGCTGACCACTTGTCCCGTAATTTGCGCCAGCAATGCCAATCTGCCCAGCTGGGCCAACCCTTATGCGCTCAGTGCCTTCAGTCGTAATTTTGAAGTGACCATCAGAACCTGTATCGACAACCTCAGCCTCTGTATTGCCTTCTGTAATTTTGTCGCCAGCACCAGCAGAACCATTTGAAGCTGCTGTAATGCGACCCTGAGCATCAACAGTGATGTCAGCTGCCGTGTAGCTGCCAGCCGTGACTGCCGTGTCGTCAAGGCTGACGCTGATTGTTCCACTACTTGTGACTGGGCCGCCTGTCGCCGTCAGGCCAGTGCCACCAGAAACATTAACGCTAGTGACCGTTCCGGCAGTACCTGCAATCTCAATGCTGCCTGCGCCATTGGTGATGGTGATGTTTGAGCCTGCCGTGAGCGTGGCTTTGCTCAGCGTGTTCCCCGTGGTATTGCCAATCAGCAGCTGGCCGTTTGTATAGCTGGTTTGGCCAGTGCCGCCTTTATCAACGGCAATCGTTGACGCTGACCAAGTACCTGTGGCAATCGTGCCAACGCTTGTCAGGCTTGAGGTAACAACAGCACTGCCCAGGCTGGTTGCGTCAAGAACCTTTGTCCCTGCAATGCGGAACTCTTTGCCGCTTGCAATGTTGATGTGTTCGCTAAACGTCCATGCGTCTGTCGAATTAACCCAGTTAATGGTTTTATCTGTTGCGCCTTTGAGAGTGATGCCGCCACCGTCAGCCGTTGTGTCACTTGGCGTAGCGACACTGCCCAGCTCAATGTTTTTGTCATCAACGGTCAAGGTCGTGCTGTTGACTGTTGTGGTCGTGCCGTTGACCGTCAGGTTCCCGGCGATTGTGATGTTGTTTTCAAGCTTGGCCGAAGTGATCGAACCATCAGCAATCTCGCTGGTGCCGATAGTCCCTGACGCCGCTGCAGTGATCCGGCCCTGGGCATCAACGGTGATGTCAGCGGTTGTATAAGACCCAGCAGTGACAGAAGTGTGGGCCAGCTTGTCTGCCGTGATCGCATCGTTAGCGATGTCCGCAGTTGCGAGCGGGTATGCGCTGACCTTTGTTCCGTCTACATACCCAAGCGATGTCCAAGCCGTTGAACCATCGCCAATCTTTAGGTAACCAGTATCTGTTTCATAACCAATCTCACCACCCAGCAGCGTCGGATTGTTATTTGTCCAATTCGTGGCGGTGTCCCGCCGCTGTTGCATTACTGTCGTTAGCTGGATCGTCATGATGCACCAGGGTCAAGAATGTACGCGGGGACCGCTGAAGCAGATGCCCCATTATAGGTATAGTCAGGGTCTACAGCCCCAGAAGTCGCGCCAACGCTTTGTAAGTCGCCTTGCAAAACTGCGTGACTTACAAGGTCAACAGACACATCAAAGCGGTCAAAAGAAACGTCAGTAACTGCAGGTGGACCCGCAAAACGCCAAGCCGTGTTCCCAAGCAAAGGGACAGGCGGATTGCCGCTGTAATCAAGCCACAAGGATGCAGAAGCAATAAAGAAATCAAACGACCCTTTTCGTTCTAAATAATGGGTCTTGATTGTATTCATGTCTTCTTCGTTCAAATGCTTGAACTGCAGCTTCAGGGTTTGTCGTACCTGTCTGCTGCCCCTACGGAAAGCGTTGTAGGCGCCATTTGCGCCAGAACGTTCTGCAGTCACAAAACCACCGCTGGAATAAACACGGACGGTTGGCGCTATGGATGGGAAAATGCTTGCCATGGTTAGATCGGTACAGCGACCAATTCCACCTTTACATTGAAACGCCCTGTTATGCCCCCCGGCTCAATCTCTAACTCGTCCGCGTATCGCCACTGATAATCAGAAGAACTAACCGGCACTGTTGAATAACCTGACCAGATTGAAGTTGGAAGGTCAAAGGGGATCAAACCACCTTCCTGCCCTACAAAGTGATCCGTAATAGATGTCTGCTGGGTTTCCGTTATAGACAGGAAAGTCAAAGAAAGTGTCTGACCTACAAGGTCAGTGCTGCTGAAAAGAAAACTGACTCCAACACCGGAAACACCTTCATGGCGTGCGCCAGGGAAATCCCCTAGCGTCAACGACCGTGAGTTTGGAGTTAGTGCGGGGAAGGTAGCCATCAGTTCACCGTAAAACTACCGTTAATCACATCATCGCTGATCTTTGCAACATTTGAGCCATTTAACGGAAAGTGCATAGCGCTAATCATTGATGTGCCATCTGTGCCATGAGTTATTGAAGTTATTTGATAGTGGTCGGCCTCCGTGCGATCATCTCCAACGTTGTTTTTCCGAAGACGCTGAACCTTGATGATGTCAGTAATCGAAAGATTGTTGGTCAGCAAAGGCGTTTCAAATGTGACTGAGTGAGTTGAGTGCTTGCGCGTCGCAAGTTGCAGTTTTGCAAAGTTCCGCGCATGTCTTCCGGTTACACAGCAATCAGTCATGTCGTACTGGACAACCCTTGCGTCGCTTGCAACATTGGCAAACCTGATTTGAGTTGATTTTTGCAGCCCAACGCGAAACTTTTTTGATTCGCGAAAAACGACTGAAATTTGAACATCTCTGCGTTCCTCCCCTTCGGTGTATTGTTTTTCAAAACTACCGGCAATAATGTTTGAATCCGTAAACGTTGCGGCAGGAGTTATTGCGGTGGTGTCAATTTCATTGCCACTTGTAAGAGGCAAAAGTGGTTTGAAGGCGTATCTGCCATTTTCTGAAACGAAAGACAGAAAAAAGTACGGCGCCATCGTCGCGATAAAATCAATGATATTCACGCTTTGCTCAATGATTCCATTAAAGAAAAGCCCAAAGTTTGTATGAAATGTTGCTAGCGCTTGCAAGTTTGAAGTATCAATAGGTGATGCAATGTCAGCAGTCGTGCCCGCAACAAGGCGTTTGTTAAGTGCAAACAAATGCATCGCTAAATCTACAAAGTGATGGCTAGCGCCTGTTGTCCCCGGAGTCCCTGCGCTATACAAAGCAACCTTCACACCTTGCTCAATCAGCACAGAAAGCTGGCGCGTTGTGGTTTTGTATTCACCTTGTACGCTGTCGCTATCGTCATAAATATCGCCCTGAATCTCCAGGAAAGTGATGTCGGCATAATCCGTAAAATCATATCCAGACGGGAAGTTTGTCGGATCAGCAACAGGCGATATATGGTCTTCAGTCACTACCGCGCCTAAGGTTGCATCTGTTGCCGCATTTGAGGTATTTGTTTGAGTGTTTAATACGCCGTTGCTATATTCCCAAGCGACTGGCTTGTCTTCAGCTGAAGACCCTAAGGATGTGTACCATACTCTGTCTGCTGGATTTGTTGCTTGACTTCTAGGTTCAGAAAGTTGCCCAGTATAAGCAGACGGGAAAACAGTGCCAACAGTCCGCCCACCAACCAATGTGGCTCCCGTATATCTGGCGTTAAAAATGAAACTTATTGATGATGGTGATGTCCCTTGAGCTGTCCAATATGCACTCGTTCTGTCAACACCCGATTCAACCTCAAATATCCTGATGTTTGATCCCGATACTGTCCACGTTGTGTTCGAAGTATCTCCAGAGCCAATCGTCAATAAGACGGAATTATGATACTGCGTGTAGGCGTCCTTGAAATAGTTAGTGAATCCATCCTTTTTTGCAACAGTACCAATAAAACTTGTCGCGTCAGGATGGCAAAAAATCTTTCCACTCGTGATTGGGCAAACGTTTGGCGCTGCAGCCATTGTGGCAGCTGACCTGTAATAGTTAGTCAGTGTGGGAACTGTGCCGCCACGCGCAGTTAGTGAACTTTCCCCCACATAAGTGGTAGGAGCAGTTGGAGTTGAAACAATCTCGCCTTGACTTATTGGATAAAGAAAAATACCAACAAAATTATAAGAAGCCTGTTTAATCTTCGCCGGTTGCATCCAAGTACCGCCCACTTCTCCCGACTGCGGACCATCTGTTGAACGCTTGCAGAACACAATCGGAACAATATCTCCAGGCGTTGCGGCTGACTGGTCTTGAGCTGTTGAGCTGGTCTTGCGCGCTTTCTTTGTTGAATTGATGTCTTCATCGCTGCGCGTTTGCGCAGTGCATAACGATGACTTTTTCTGTGCTGCTTTTTTAGCGTCTCTTGCCCTTTGAGCAGCTCGCAATGCACGCTTAAGCGCCTTTTTGTTTCGGCGTACTTGCCTCTTGTAGTTCCTCTCTAAGAATCCCATCAGCTCAAGATAGGGCCATATTTAGATGTGACCATGCTAAGCCCCGCGGGGCTCATTATGGCTACCCCATGCTTTAGGTCAACAACTGCGCGGTCTTCTGTTAGAGCCACGCCATCCGCGTCTAAAAACACATATTCAGCATCACGAACCACAAGCGAGCCGCCTTCCCTGATGACGCCGTCTTGGCAAGCTGCTCTCACACTGTGCAAAACCAAGATGTCAGACATACCTTTTGTTGTTCTTATCAACCATATTCGCAGTAATTTTGCGGTTTGGCACTTGCGGGTTGAGCTTATTGATCGCCGGGTTGACCGTCCAAGACACAGTGGTTTCAGTCACAGACGCCTCCTCGATGCTGCCGATATAACGGCTGATCAGCTGGGCGCTTGAAGCGTCAAACGCATCGCTGCCTGCATCCTGCACGTATAAACTCGCAATCACCAAGTTGTCAGCAGCTAAAGCGGTGTCAGTAATATCAACAATCTCTGCTGTCGCCGCCAACTCAACCGACAAATCATTGATTGAAGAGGCTTCAGTAGACCCGAAGCCATCGACATCAAAAGCAAGATACCTGTAATCCCCTTGAGCGCTTGTGTCGGCAGAACCAAGGGCCTGGACGCTTTGGTAGAAATTTTGCCATTGGTAGCTCGGGTTTCTTTTTGAACCGCTCAAAACGTTAGAGCGATCAGCGTAATACTCCAAAAAACAGAGAACGTCGTAATTTGCCATCAGTTAAGCCCCATGCTTGATCGAGTCATTTGATCACGGCGCATCATGTCCAAAACCTGCATCACGCCTGCCTCAACAGCTGCGCCTAGGTCAGCAGTAGTAACAAAGTTCTGCCCATCCATTTGAGTGACAGGACCAGTTTGAATGTTGACGCTTGCCGTTGAAGGAACGGCCATGCCGCCTTCTGAAAAACCTGGGATAGCACTTGCGCCACGCTTACCCGAAAGGAAGTTAGCCGCAAAACCAGCCGCCTTGCTCTGCGGAATAATGTATTCAGGCTCACCGCCCTCACCAATAAGGCCCAGGGTGGGGCCTTTGACAACACCGCCCCTAGCAAAAGGCGTAAACGAACCAAGGTTATAACCACCTTCAGCCTGTGCAGTACCGCCTCCGCTGCCACCGCTGCCACCGCTTGAGCTTTTTTGCCTTCTTGCACGGTTAAGCCTTTCTTGCGCCGCCGCTGCACGACTGATTTGATTTGCAGCCGCCGACGCATTCTGAGCGACTCGGATAAACATAAAGGAAGAATTTTGAGCATTGCTCGCTACCCGACCTGTAGCTGTTGCAAGGTTCTGTGAATTTGTATTGCTCTTTGAGAGATTAGTTGAAAGATTTCTGGCCTCTGTCTTGTTCTTAACAAGGTTGTCCCCGATTAATTTTTGCTCTAATTTCTGCCGCGCCGCGAGTTCTTTTTGCCTGAATACCGCTTCAGCGGCAATTTTTTGCTGCTCAGCTATTTGCCCTTGCGCTTTTATCTGGCCCTCAATAACACGGACATTCTGACGTTGGGCCTCAACTAGATTCTGTGTTTTTTCAAGAATAGCTTTGGCTTTTTCATCATTTCCTGCCATCTCTGCATTCAAAGCACCCTTCGCCTTGATGATCTCTACCTCAACCGCTGCGGCTTGCCTGCGGAACTCAAGCCGCTGCTGTTCTGCCTTAATGCTGTTAAGTGTTTGCTGGTAAGCAATTCTTGCGCCTTCGACTTCATTTTGATATATCTGTTTTGCAATGGTCAGCCTTTCTCGGGCTGAGCCTGCCTGTTCGTAAGCCCGTTCAAGGATTTGACCTTGCAGTTTATTGATTTCTGATTCTGCGTTAAGGCGTGCATCGGTGACTTTGACCGTATTCTCATAGGCTTGTTCTGCAGCAGAGATCTGAGCGTTCTCAGCCTCAAGAGCAGAAATGTGCTCTTTGGTTTTATCAATAAATTGCTGTTTAGCTCTTGCTGCGGCTTCAATAGCAGCTTTTGTTTGGTCAGCCTCAGTGCTGACTTGCGACATTGGTTCTTTTGTTTCTTCCGCCTTTCCTTTCATGGTCACAAATGCAGCGACAACACCGGCAATACCAGCAACAATGCCAACAGGGCCTGTCAGCACAGCAACAACGGCGCCAATACCAGCAGCAATGACAGGAAGCAGAGGTGCTATCGCAGCAAAAGCTGTCGCAACAGCCGTAAAACCAATCACAGCAGCTTGGACCGGCTCAGGCAGCTCTAAAAACTTACCAACCAACCCAGCTATACCTTTCAGGATCGGATCAAGGATAGGTGTCAAACGCTGCCCGATTGTCGTTGACAAATCTTTCATCGCTTTGTTGAACTGACGTACACCATCCGACTCTGGGAAGCCTTGTTTTTCGATATCTTTAAGCGCCTTGATAATCACATCTGTTGTGAGCTTGCCTTTGCTGCTGAGGTCTTTTAACTGGCCAACAGTTACACCCATTGACTTTGCAACGGCTTGACCGATTTTTGGCAGCCGCTCCATGATGCTTCTGAACTCATCCCCCTGAAGCTTTCCTGAACCCAGTGCTTGGCTTAACTGCAGCATGACGCCTTCAGTATCTGCCGTGCTGAGGTTCATTTGCTTTGCCGCAACATTCACCCCGTTAAAAACGGTTTTGATGTCTTCTAAAGATGTACCCATAGGCCGCAAACGGCCAAACAAATCGCCAACCGCATTAGCAGCATCTGTTTGCCCAAGGGTAAATTTTTCAGCGGCCTCGTTCGCAAACTGCTGCAGCTTGGCACTTTCCCCAAACTGATCGCCTAAAAACTTCAGCCGCTTTGCGGTGCGGTCTGCCTGCACACCAGCATCAGCCAAGCTTTTAACAACCGCACCAACGCCAAGGGAGCCAAGTACGCCTTGAAGGCTTACGGCTCTGCTTTGCAAGTTCTTAAAACTGTCTCCGACCCTCTTGGCTGCCCCACCAAGATTTTTTTGCAGGTTTCTGCTTGCCCCGTTAATCCTGTTCAGGACTCCTGAAACCTTGTCCTGCGCGGTAAGTTCAACAACAACCTGGCCCGCCACAAGAATCCCGCCGAGTTCCGTTAAGTCTACCGCCGCTTCGCTTTTCGGCGCATCTCTTCCTGTTCCTGAGCTTCTACTTCAAACAGCAAGCACCAAAGCTGCAGCTCTTCCCGGGACATCTTGCTTGAAAGCTCAGAAAGCGTGTAACCCAGTTCACGGGCCACACGCATCTGCACCCTCAAAGGCCAATCATCCTTGAAGAGCTTGCTTAGTTTTTTGCCTCATCCTCAGTGACGTTGCCCTCACCAGTGATCAGAGCAACCATTAGGGCCTGCAGGTCTTCGTCACGCACTTCATTTTTCAGTTCAGCAAGTTCACCCGCCTTAAACATGCGCTGACCGCTTTCGTCAGTGGCTTTGTTGACCAGAAGCTGCAAAGCATACTGATTGGCATCATCAGAATTGGCCTGCTTTTGCGCACGCTCACGCTCTGCCATCGTCAAAGGCGTTGACCAAAATACAAACTCCTCTCCATTGCTCAGGATCACGATGCGCTTTACTGGCGTCAGATTTGCAGCCTTTTTAAGGCGATCAAGTGCGCGTCCGCTTGCACTGGAAGACATAAAAACCTGTGAACAGTAAACAGATACTACTCATGAAAAAACCCCCAGCGCAAGCCGGGGGCAAACAAACCAACAACAGCTGATCAGGTTTTGCTGAGATCAAAAGTAGGCACAGCAGACGGACGGAATGCAACCTCAATCTGTTGCGCATCGTCTGGGTTGACGGAATAGCTAGCAGAAGTCAACACCGCTTCCATCGTGATAGAACGACTTGCAGTGTCGTCTACGGTGCCAGAGGAAACAACGCGGTCGATATACAGCTTGAACTGCACACCTGTTTGAATCCGCTGGATCACGTCTTCCACCAAGCGTGATGCAATGGTGGTGTCGTCGTCAGTGGTGTAGATGGTCGCGGAACCTTCACCATCAGCAAAGCCGGTGATGTAGGTCTTGAACGGTGCGTTCTGGCCCAGCGTTTGACCGATTGTGGTCACATCAATCTCGTCACGGGTGATCTCAAAAGACCACTCGCGAACAGCGCCAACCGCTTGGAACTCAGCGAACTTGATAGTGAAAGGCGTGGTGCCATCTGTGCCATCATCCGACAGAGCCAGCTCAGTGCCGCCAGCAGTAGCGGAAAACGTAGCGATGCCGGTTGATGCGCTATAGGTTCTGATGAACACATCCGTGCTGGCA